ATGCATTCTTCTTAATCACAGACGTACCTAACGGAATGAAACATTTCGATAGAGCACCTCTTAAAACTTCTATGGAAGGTGATTTTGATACTGGTAACGTAAGATACAAAGCTCGGGAAAGATACGTCTTTGGCGCATCTGACTGGAGAGGTATTTTCGGTACACCAGGAGCGTAATCAAATTAAGATTTGAGGCGGAACACAATTCCGCCTCATTTCGACTATAAAGTTAGAAATTAGACTTATGAAAACCTTCAGAATACAGATCCGATATTGTGGCTATTATGCTGACTTTAATGTTATGTGTAATAATACCCCTCAAGATATTGAAAACTCTATCCTTGACAAGCTGGGAAAAAATGAGGTAAAGTTTGAATCTGATGGATTTACCAATAAAAAAGGTAAATGGATAACCTATGAGGAGGTTATAAATGACCCAAGACCTATACAAACAGAAGAAGTCCTTGGAGTTAAGTTGGGAACAAGAGTATAACGAAAATGGAAAATATACTCTAAACATGATCAAAATTGATCATGCAATTAAAGAAATTATTACTCAGATTAAAGCTGAAGAAAATAGAGTAGCTAATCTGGAGAATAAAATTCAAAGTTCCAAGGCCGAAGTTTCGATAGCCACTTAAGCGCTATCATCAAAATCAATTTTTTACCACAGGATACCTTGCGCTCTACGCAAAAGTACGCTATAAAAATATTACTATACAATTATTTAATTAGATCTAGACGCGTATAGTCGACGGCCTAGAGACTAGATCTACAAACTAGGAGGATTATAATTATGGCAACAACACTATTTCGAGGACCAGTATTACAAGGCAAATGGAACAGAGCCGGCGTAACTGGATATAACCTTGAACAAAAAGATAGCGCGTACAGTGTGCAGACTTCAGATCTTGGAAAATCTTTTACAAGTAAATCTGGTGATATTACTTTCACGCTACACACTCACGGAACAGGGTATACTTATACTTTTACTAACACAGGCGAAGACGCAAGTAATGAAATTTCAATTACTGCGGCTGGAGCTGGTGAAATGTCTTTTGGTGGATCGACAGGTATTACATTAACTAATACTAAAGCGACATCAAAAGTTGGAGATTTTGTAACCTTACACTCCATTGGATCTGTATGGGCTTTAATGAATATCCAAGGTACTTGGGCTTTAAGTTAATAAATTAAATTTTGTGAGCTCCTTCGGGAGCTCGCAAGAATAGGAGATAAAAATTATGTCAGGTGGCGGATCATTTTCAAGCGACCAAAAGACCATTACTATGGCGACGGTAGGGAGTAATCAATTAGCACGAACAGGTAGAGCTAGAATTACATCTATTCAAGCAGCAGGAATAGCAAGTGCGAGTATAGTTTTATATGACTCAACGAATACATCATCACCAGGTACGGCCGTAGCAACTTACACTTATAATACTGAAGGATTGGATCTTTATATTCCTGGTTCAGGAATTTTATTTAAAGATGGAATTGTTTACAATTTAACAGGAGCAGGTGGCAGCGTTACCGTAACTTACACTGGAGGTTAAGGTTCATGGCTACTTCTGAAACACTAGCATTTAACCCTTCGGTTTCTCAATGCATTCAAGAAGCATATCAAAGATGTAATGTACAATTAACATCTGGAATGAGCTTAAGTACTGCTCTTTTTTCTCTTAATATTTTATTATCCGAATGGGGTAATCGAGGAATTCATTTCTGGGAAGTGGCTAATACTAGTATTTATATAAATGATGGACAAGGTGTCTATGATATTTATTGGGACAATACTATAAGAAATTCAAGCACCACTAATCCAGCACGATCCGATGCATCTTCAACTTTCATTTATAACGCAACGGATATTTTAACAGCTGCGTACAGAACAAATTCTGGAGAAACGGGTCAAAATGATATTTCTTTAACTAAAATTGATCGTTCGACTTATGCAGCTTTGGCTAACAAAAAAACTCAAGGTGTTCCTAGTCAATTTTGGATCGAGCGATTCATTGATAAAACAAGACTCACTTTATACATTGAACCTGGTTCGTCTCAGGCTGGTAATTATCTTAATATTTTTTATGTAAAAAGAATTCAAGACGCAGGTATTACTCATCCTAATGCTCAAGCAAAAGATGGAGCTTATACCTTTGCAACAGATGTTCCCTATAGATTTTTCCCTTGTATGGTTTCTGGGTTATCTTTTTATTTAAGTCAAAAATTAAATCCAGCAAAAACGCAAGAATTAAAACTTTATTATGAAGATGAATTTGCTAGAGCTTTGGCAGAAGATGGTTCTGCATCTAGTACATTTGTTACTCCTCAAACTTATTATCCAGCGGTGTCATAATGACGGCACGATTTTCTCAAGGAAAATATTCATTAGCCATTTCAGATCGAGATGGACAAGCGTATCCTTATAATGAAATGGTTAGAGAGTGGACCGGTGTATGGGTACATATTTCTGAATACGAACCTAAATCTCCACAATTAGAAATTAAAGTGACGGGAGGAGATCCTCAAGCGTTACTTCATGCCCGAACCGCTCGAACAGAATTTGCAACATGCACTTTGTTACCTTGGAATCCTTTTCAAACTCAGACTGCGGCTACGAATGTGATTCGTGTGAATGAACCGGGCCATGGTCGCACAATGGGGGATACTTATCGTTTTTATGGGGCAACGATGTTTGCACCAGGAAACGGTACGACTACGACTCCTGTAGCTCAATATGCTGATCCTCCAAATTTTGATGGGATTCAAGGATCTAATATTGCTAAAGCTGCTGGCTATGTTATTTCTCAATATGGTACCACTCTGGTACAGACTTCAAATTTTTATCAGTTTACAGTAGATTCGAATACTGCTACAACAGGATTTACAGAAGGAGGCGGTGGCATGGTCAGTATTGGCCCTGTTACTATTCAAGCTTAATGGCACAATTTACATACGCAACATTAACAACAGCAATTTTAAATTTTACGGAAACTGATACGTCAGTTTTATCTTCTACGATTACTGATCAATTAATCGGTAATGCCGAAGAAAGAATTTTTAGAGATGTTAATATTGATGCGTATCGTTTTTATTTCCAAGCAACCGCTAATGATGGTCAAGCCACTTATAATGCGCCCTCAGGTACGTTAGTGATTCGAGCAATTAAAATGACTAATTCAGGGGATATGTGGTATTTGGAAAAAGTAGACCAAACTATGTTGGATGAATATACTCAAGATACATCTAATAATAAGGGGAAACCTTTGTACTGGGCTAATTATGATGGCGGAGATGGGTCCGGTTCAGGATATTTTAAAATTGCTCCTGCTCCAGATGCAGCCTATACGATTGAAGCTGAATATTTAAAGATGCCCGATGGTTTAAGTTCTGGGAATACTACTACCTATATTAGCCAAAGATTTGGAAATGGCCTATTATATGCTAGCCTTGTAGAGGCTTATGGATATTTAAAAGGCCCAATGGATATGTTGACATATTACGAGCAACGATATAAACAGGAAGTAGATAAATTCGGTCTTGAACAAATTGGAAGACGTAGAAGAGGAGATTACACAAGTGGTACAATTCGTATTCCTCTTAATACTCCGTCAACTACAGATTCGGGTTTAGTAAAATAGGAAAATTATGGCTATAACAACAAGTGCAGTTTGTAATTCATTTAAAACACAGATCTTAGAAGGCGAACACGACTTTGGGGTCAGTACAGATGTTTTTAAAATTGCAATGTACCTTAGTACAGCGACTATTGGTAAATCAACAACAGATTATTTAACATCTGGAGAAACTTCCGGAACTAATTATACTGCTGGTGGAAAAAAATTAGCAGTAGCCAGTCAATTGGTTACATTAGAATCTGATACAGCCTGTGTTGATTTTGCTAATGTCTCATGGCAAACAGCAACTATCACTGCAAGAGGAGCTTTAATTTATAATACTTCTTCTTCAGATAAAGCGGTATGTGTTTTAGATTTTGGTGGAGATAAAACTTCAACAGCGGGAACGTTTACAATTCAATTCCCTGCGGCGACAGATACACAAGCTATATTGAGAATAGCCTAAGGAGGTAAGCTCCGATGGCTGTTAATAGTTGGAACCAATCGGGCACAACCTGGGGTCAGAATGCCTGGGGGGAACAAGCCGATGTTAATCTCGAACTAACAGGAATTTCATTAACTTCTTCACTCGGAGAAGTCAC